ACAATATCTCCAGTAAAACTTTGCTCTTGTTGTATGCTATCAAAATCAAATCTTAAAGTTTTACCACCATTTCTTTTATATATCATTGTTATATCTTGATAGCAATATGCATTATTACCAGATTTTGTCAAAGTTAATGTATCATTTTCAAATTTACTTGATAATTTGTTTGGATAAGGTATTGTTAAAGAATTAAAATCAATTAATTGATATTCATAAAGATAAGTAGTTGTTGGATATTTAACTTCAAGTTGTGAATATCTATTTACCCATATATTTCCTCCAACTATTTCAGATAAATCATCTAAAACATCTCTATAAGTTACATCTACATTTTTATATGGGTCTTCATAAATTAATTCACTATAATTTGTAAATTGGCCTGTTATATTTGCAAACGAAAGTCCCATTCTATTTGCTATTGCATCTATAAAATATTTAACTGTTATTGGATATGTTATATCTAAAAGTTTATAATCTTTCATTGCATAAAGCATTTCATCATAACAAGTATAATTCCAAGACTTTGTATCAAAATTATATTCTTTTGAGTAAATTATAAAAATTCCATAATCAACAAGTTCCCAGATATTATTTTGTTCATCAATTAATAATTCAAATATAATTTCTATTTTTCTTCCTATTTCTAAATCTTGCTTTATATTAATATTGCATTGTTTCATTAAACTTTTTAAAATATCTCCACTATTTATTAAATCAATAGAAAAAATATCTTCACCAGTTATTTCTACATAATCAGCTCTATTAATTTGTTCAGTTATTAATTCTAAATTGTTTTCTGTTATTAAGTTGTTATCATTTTCTGTTGATATTTGATAACCATTAAATACCCAAATTTTTGCTCTTATTTTTCTTCCCAATTTTTTTAATTGGTGCTTATAATCTACAGAAATTGTTTGCATATTATCACCTCTTATAACATGCTATAAATGAACAACTAAATGGTTCATTATAAGTATCATCATCAATTATACTTTTATTAATTATTTCATAATCACCTGTATATGTTGTTATTGTATTTGTTTGCTTTTTATATGGGTCATAATAAATTGTTGTTTGTCTTGTACTATCTAATATTGGTATAACTATTTCTAACTCATCTTTTGTCATACTTCTAAATTGCAATACTAATTTTGGATAAATTCCAATTAATGTGCCTGTTTGGTCTCCTGCTAAATTTCTTCCACTATCGCTACTCCATAATTTGTTGTATTGATATGTTGCTTGTACTAAATATTGTCCCATATTTACACCATTAATATTTATGCTATTTTTATCAATAAACATTTTATCAACTCCTATCTATTATAAACAAAATCACTTTCGTTTTGTATTTTTTGAAGTTCTTTGCTTATTATTCTACCATTCATTGTATTTGTTATATTAGCATTAATTGTTATATATTTTCCTATTGCTTCTCCTAATAATGCCATTTGTTGACTATCTGTTAAAGGAATGACTGCTTCAGCACCTCGTTCACCTATTGTTGCACCATGATATGGTACTCCTCTTCCTGGTTGATTTATTATTCCTCCTACTGCTAATTTTGGATAATATATACCACCTTTTGCTCTGCCACCCATTCCACTTGTTTTTTTACCACCAAGCATAGAATAAATTCCTTGTTTTAAAGCATTAAATGGTTCTAAAAATGATTCCCAAAAACTATTTGCACTTTTTTCTGCTTTTTTTGTATTAAGGTCTAATTCTGCAGTTATTTTACTATTTTTCTTTAATATAGTTAATTTATTGTTTGCTTCTGTAATTTGTCCACCCATATCTTTATAATTTTGTACTAAATCAGCGTTTAATTCTTCTATTTCAGTTGTGTCAATTTTTCTTTTCTTTAATGCTTCAATAACTTCTAAATTATAAAGATATTGTTCATATATTTCATCTCTTATTTTTTGTTGAGTTTCAACATTTTGTTCTCCAGCATTATATAATTCTATTTCTTTTTTAATATTTTCATTTGTTTCTCTTGAAATTTCTTTTATTGTTTCTAATGCTTCTTTTAATGTTTTTCCAGTTAAAATTCCTGCTAAAAAAGATTGTTGTCTTATTAATTCTAATCCTGATTTTCTTTTAGTATTGCTATTTTCAAGTATTTTGTTTATATCAGTTTCTTTTTCAAGAAAATCTTTATGTAAATTTTTCCCTTGTTCTCTTATATCAGATAATGTTTTGCTAAATTCATCAGACTCATTTTTTAATTTAATTGCTATAACTATTGTGCCAATAGCAATTAGTCCAGTTAAAGCACTCATAATTCCTGCTAATCCTGTACCTAATGTTTTACCAGTACCAGCAACACCAATTATTTTATTTAAAAATTCAATTAATTTAATGCCACCTAATATTGCAATTACTGCCCCTGGATGTTCTAATGAAAAATTAACTATTCCTTTTAATATATCCCATACTGGTTTTAACTTTATTGCTAAATCTTCAATTATTTGTTTTGCATTTCCTAATTCTTCAACATCAAATAATTCAACAGCACCTGTACTTCCAATACCATTTGTTGCAGAACTATTATCTTGCAATACTTCCATTTCATCAAAACTAGCATTTAATTTATTTTGTTCTTTTCTTAAATTAGCAGTTGCTTTTGCTTGTTTCTTTAATATCGCTTCGTTTGCTTTTGCAATATAGTTTACATTAGTTAATATAGAAGCAAAATATAATATTGCTGTTACTGCTTTTTTAAGTAGTCCAACTATGTTTTCAATTATATTACCCATTAAAACGCCAAGTCCAGTCCATAAATTTGCCATTCTTTTTGCTGTTTGTTCATTATCTGCTAAATAAGAAGATGCCATTTTTCTTACTAAACCATAACTTGCTCTAATACCAATAATTCCCATTGTTAATTTCTTTGCTGATTTTATTAATTTATTAAATCCACTTTGTAAACTATCAGTAACATTAACTGGTATTCCAGACATTTTATTTTTTACTTCATCAATTTCACTTTGTGTTTCTTTTATTTTTTGATTATTTTCTGTTATAGCATTATTTATCTCTTGATGTTTTTCTTTAATTCTTTCAAGATTATTATAAAGTTTTTCTTCTTGAGCATCCATATCTTCATATTTTTGCTCCATTTTCTTTAATTGCTCAATTTGACCTTCATAATTAAATTTTGCTTGGTCTGCAGGACTTTGCTTCCCTAACCATTCAACATAATTTCTTTTTTCAGTTAATTGTTTTGCAAAATTTTTATATTTTTCTTGAAATTTATACAATTTTTGCTCTGCCATACTTGTATCAATATCAAGTTTTGCTTTTTGGTCTTCAAGTTTTTTTGCTTTTTGCAAATATTTTTCTGCATCTTTTTCTAATTTACTTAATTGTTTTTCAAATTCTTTTGTGTCTATTCCTGTTGTTATAAGTAATTCTCCACCATTAACTGCCATAAAATCACTCCTTTCTTAATCCAACTCTTTCAAAAATACTTTTTGCCATTTTTTGTTGTTCTTTTGTTTTATCATTTTTCTTTAATGCAACTCTTTTTTTCATTTCTATTATTTCTTTTCTTTTTTTAGCATCTTTTTCTTTTGATATATCAAAATTTCTTATATCTCTTACACGATTTAAAACACATTCATTTGTTAATCCTTCAATCAAATCAATATATTGCCAAAAATGAAGATTTACTACATTTAAGTCAACATGATAATCAGACATAAAACTACTCATTATATAACCAGCATCTTGTTTAAAATCAATATCTGGTTCTTTAGTTTTTTCTAATTTTTTCCCACATTGTAAATAATATTTTGTTTTTTCTAAAAAAATATCCAATTCTTTATCATTTTGAGGCACTACTTCAAATAAAAGATAAATTATTGCTAATGCTCTTTCATAGTCGTGTATTGAGTCATCATTTATAACATCAAAGCATTTTAATGCTGTTCTATAATCTGTATCTATTTTATATTGTTTACCATTTATTTCTGCATATTCTGGATACATTAAATCACATTCTTACTATTTTTAGCATATTTATTAACAATTCTATCTCTTAATTTATCAGCACTTAATTGCAACATATCAAAATGAGATTTGCCTTTTAATTCTGGCCTTTTTCTTGATAATTCTCTTATTAAATCATTAAACATTTCATAATAATTTCTATCACCAAATATTTTTTGACATGCACCTTCACCTAAAAACACATCCATAGCATTTCTCATTTTTTGAAACATTTCTTTTTCTATATACGCTAATTCTTTATCATCTTTTATTGTTTTAAATTTTTCAGAAAATTCATCTTGTAATTTTTCTAATTCATCAAGCGCATCATAACATTTTGCTCTTAAACTAATATCTGCTAAATCAAATTCAATATACTCCCCTTTATCATTTACTTTTATTTTATAAATGTCTTTTTTTTGAATTTTAATTCCTTCCATTATTTCACTCTTTCTAAATATTAAAAAGAAGATTAGAGGACTAACCTCTAACCCTCTTAATAGGTTTATTTTATAGACTTGTGTTATCTGCTACAAATGTTACAGTACCATCTTCTTGAATAGTTGCTGTACCAGTTTTAGCGTCTCCTTGGTAGTATAAATCATATTCTATAACTGCGTTTTCGTTCATGTATTGAGTAACTGCTACCATACCATCAGATAATTTTGCTGGTGCTGTAATTACTCCGCCAACCTCAGTTCCATTCCATACATCTACATCAAGAATATGTGTTTTGTAATTTAATTCATCTCTACCATTAGCAATAAATTCAAAACATGGGTCGTCTTTATAACATTCTTGTGATACACTACCTTGTTTTTCATTACTTCTATGAATATTTCTTGCATTTTTCTCGATTATCCATTTTTCACTATCGACTTGAGGGTTGTAAGAGATACCGTAATCAGTGATGCCAACTCCTAATACAGCATAAGTCGCAGTAGAATTTGGTGTTACATCAAGAAATGTTAATAAACCTTCATCTCTGTCTATCTTTTTAATTCCATCAGGTATTAAATTCATAATTTATTCCTCCTTCTTATAAACTTACATTTATTTCTTTGTTATTTGTTCTATATGTTATTTGAATTTGAATATCAAACACTGCTGTATTTGTATCAGCATAGTTCATTGTTCCACAATTCAAACATTCTATACTTTGTATTCCTTCTATTTCAGGCAATTCGCCTTTATCATTATTAGATTTGATTAATTGTTCAAATTGTTCAAAAAACCCTATATTAGCAAGATTATTTATAACATCTTGTGAATATGCAACTCTACTTCTAAATGAAAAGACATCTCTATGTATTTCTATGCCCATTATCCATTTCTCAACTGTACTAGCAGTTGGTATTTTATCTAATGAGTAATTGTCTATATCATTACTTAACATATCAGCATTAATTTGATATTCATTTGTATTTTTAAGGGTGTCGATTATATCAAATAAATATTCTCTTAACTTTGAAATTCTAAATTCCATTATTTACCTCCCCTATTAACATAATCTTGTACTTCTGCAATAACTTGACTTTTTTCAGCACTCCACATTCTTCTATCCCAATATGTTCCAGTTCCTGGTGTTGTATAATGTGTAATTTTATGTGTTCCATCTGCTCTTTCACCATAATATTGATAACTAGCATATAATTGATTATATTTGATATAATTTGTGCCTTTTTCAATATTTTCTCTTAAATGTGTTCTATTTGCATAATCACCACTATATGGAACATATTTATCCATATGGTCTGCACATCTATCAGTAAAATAAGCATGAACAGGTCCATTTGGTTGAATGCCTAAACTTGCTTTTATAACACTTGCAGGTTTTAATTTAAGTTGCATTATTTTCCTCCAATATGTATATGAGGGTTATTTCCAAAATTATTATTTTTAATACTTGTTATGTTATATAATTGATTTCCTTTTAAGTCTTGTTGTGTTGTTATATTAGTTTCTAAAGCACCTTTAACAATAATATCTCCAATAGCAAAATGGGATACATCTAAATTGCTGTCATAAGGTATTCTTATTTCAACATCATTTGCATTGTCATATCCTTTGTTAATACTTGCACCTTTTCCACCAAAATACCATACTTTATCATAGTTATATCTTGTCCATTTTTCAGTATGATTTTCTATACTCTTATGATATATAGTTAATTTGCTGTTAGTTATCATTTAACACCTGCATAAATTATATGTTCATTATTTACTATTACACTAAATAAATCTGTCATAATAATATCATTTAAGTCTTCACTTTTTGCTACTATTACTTCTTTTAATTGATTTGCTGTTACATAAGATATACTATATCCATCGGTGTTTTCACTTGCAATGTTTCCACCAACACTATTCATGCTTTCTGTATATTTTTCTATCTTATTTATTAAATGAAAATCACATAATTTAACTTCTTGTGGTATTACTTCTATTCCAACTAATCTTTTTTGAGTTCTTAAATCAATTTGTTTTCTTGCTTCAAATTCTAATAGATTAAAAGGCGTTTCTGTTAAAGTGCCACCTAAAGAAGTATATTCTGCATAAGTTAGGTATTGTCCACTAAATTCCATAAACGCCTCCTATATTTATTATAAACTTGTTGTTCCTTCTGGTACTAAACTTGCAAAAGGGAATCTTGCAGATGTTTCATTTTCTGCATTAACTGGGTTAGGTATTTCCCAACCAAGTCTCATGACTACTCTTAGAGCAACCATATCGTCTTGTGCTAAGTTGTAAAGAATTGAACCATCACTTGGGTCTTGGATAACTGCTTCAGTTAATACTTTATAAGTAATATCTTGTCTAATAGCATATACTGCTTGAGAGAAATCTCCAACAACTAATGTTGCTTTTGTTTTATCCCAAACACCATTATCCATAAATTCTCTACGAACAGAACCAATTTCAGTAGTATTTAATGGTTGTCCAGTAGTATCAAGCATCATTCTAAATTTACCTTTTAAACCAGTTCCTCCTAATAATGCAGATACATTGTAACCACTTTCTTCTACTTTAACCATTGCATCATTTATATCACTATAAAGATGTCCTGTTTCTTCAACTTCTGCACCAACAGCATGAACACTAGGTATTAAACCTGCTCTCCAGTCAGTTGGTTTATCAATTCCAAAGAACATAGCATTGTCTATTTTCTTTGCAAATGCTTCTTCAATTCTAGGTCTTACTGTAGCCCAAATATCAATAGAAGCATCATTTAATAAGTTTTCTTTAATTGGAACGATTACTGCTAATTCAGCAATATTGATATATTTTTTGTCCCATGCTAATTTTGTAATATTTTTTCTACCATTGTCAGTTGTTTCATCAACAAAGTATGCAACTGGTAGTGAGTCTAAAACTCTTAATTTTGTTTTGTCAGATGTTGCATTAGGAAGTCTTTTAAACATACTTAATGCTTTTGATTGTCTAACTGTACCTTCAAAGATTTCATTAGCAACTTGAGTTTCAATTAGAGCATCAACATCTGTTCTTGCAATTCCTGCCATAATTTAATTTCTCCTTCTTTCTAATCATTTTTATTTGCACCACGAAGAATATTATTCATAATATCGTTAGTGCTAACAGGTTGTTGCCCACCATTATTTAATATAGGTGAACTTTGCACTTTCTTAACTACTGTATCGCCGAAGTATTGTGGGTTGCTTTTTTTATAGTCTTCAAGTGCTGTTGCAAAGTCTGTTTCATCATCAACTAATGAATTGACTTCACTTTGAACAAATTTTTCAAATTCCTTTTTAACATTGCTTCCATTCATTTGAACTTGTGCTTTTAGGTCTTTGTTTTCATTTGTCATTGTTTGTAAATTTTCTAATGATTTAGTGTTTTCTTCTATTGTACTTTTATAACCTTTTATTTCTTCTTCGTACCCTTCAACTTTTTCTTTAAACCCTTGTACTCGCTTTCCATATTCTGCCATAATAGTATCAACAGTTTCTTTGTCTAACTCTAGACCATTTAAAAAATCTCTCATATAAATATTTCCTCCTATCGTTAATTTTACGAGCCACGAACTCGTGAGATTTAATATCTAGATAAATATTACCACAAAAAAAAAGAAAATGCAAATATACACTTTCTTTTATAAGATTATTTATTCATATTTTTAAAATCTTCAAATGTCATTTTACTTCCTGGATGTTCTTTTAAATATTTTTGATATGCTTTTGATAGATAATCATTACCACTTATTTCTCTTACATTACTATTTTTATCATTAACAACTCCTTTTTTCCATTCATTATAAGTTGTATCTTTTTCAATATTGCCTCTTTTTAATTCATTTCTATATTCTTCTTTTAAATCAGTTTCAGATATTATTTCACCATCACTTTTATATTGTCTTTGGCTTTCATTATATTTTTTTAATGCTTTATCATATTTTTCGTTTTCACGTGCTACTAGTTTATCATAACCTTGTTTTGTTATATATGTTTCACTATTATTTTCCCACATTTCATTTTTAATATCTTCTAAACCAGTTTTTGGTCTTTCACCTAACATATCTTTTATTTTTTCATCAGTCATTCCTTGCTCTTTATATTTATTATATAATCTATCATATCTTTGTTGACTTTCAATTGATTTCATACGATTTTCCACTTTACCAGTTTTTTGGTCTTCTTCAATAATTTTTTCTAGTCGTTTTATTTTTTCTTCATCTGCTTTTTTTAGTTCATCATTATTTTTAGCATCTGATACTTTCTTTATATATTCTTTATCAATTTCATTATAAGCATCATATTCTTTCCACTTTTCTTTTCTTTCTTTATCAGAATAAACATTCTTTTCTATATCGTTAGCAATTTTTCTTTTTTGATGTTCTATATCTTTTGCTTTTTTAAACTTTCCACTTTCTTTCATAGCAGTTGCTAAATCTTGTCCATCTTTTATAAATACTCTACGACCACCAATTGTTCTCCAAACGCCTTGGACTCCTTCTACTTTTACCATTATTTATCATTCCTTTCTATATATTGCCAAAAGTAACCTCCAGCACTTTTTTTCTTTCCTTTACATACTTTTGAAATTGTACTATGTTGTATATTCATTATTCTTTCTGCTTGTCTTGTACTATCAAATTCTTTTAATGGTTCTAATGTTTTTTTATCTAACATTAATACTGGTGTTAATTTACCAACTTTTAATATATTAGTTCTATGTAAACTATTTCCTTTACTCGTTGTCATTTCTAAATTATTAATATTATTATCATCTTTTATTCCATTTTTATGATTAACTTGCAAATCATCGCTATAATCTTTTAAAAATGTCATCGCAATTATACGATGCGTTCTATAACTATGTTGGTTTAAATTAACTTTTTTATAGCCATCTTTATCATAATTTTGCTTTAAAATTTTTGTAATTCCCCAATTTCTAAAATTTAAACATTTTACATTTCCCAAATTACTTGCTTGATAATTTTTAAAATTAGGAATATCTTTCCAAATTTCTTCCATAACTCCCTCATTCATTATAACATAATATTATTATTAGTCAAAATTACTATTTACATTTTTCATATTCTTCTAATAATTTATAATAAACCTTTTTTTCATTCTCTTTTGTTGTTTTACCATTCATTAAATTTGCTCTATCAATTTTTAATTCTCTACATACTTTACTTATTGATATTTTACTTATTTTTTTTATCTTATCTAAATATATTGACATTATTTATCTTCCTTCTTTCTCTTTTGCTTTAATCATTAATTTTGCTGTTAATATTCCTAATTCTGTAATATTAGAGTTTTTGCTAAACATTTGTCGATTTGATAATATAGCACTTTCATGTCTTGATATACATTTTAAATTATTAATATCAAAATTAGTTCTATCTTGGTCTAAAAAGATAATATAATCGTCACTCGTAAGTTTTACCCCATAATATTGTTCATATATTACCCTCTGTTTAAAATCCCATTTATTAGGTGACACTTTAACTTGAACCATACCATCTTTTCTTATACGTTCCGCCCCTATTGGTCTTTTAAATACATTATTATTATGTTTTTTAGAATTTTCGGGTTTATATTCGATATTATGCCAATAAAAGTATTGTTGAATATTCTTTAAAGTATAATTTTCGTTATATTTATCATTAAGTATAGTAACCCACTCTTTAAGAATATGCTCTTTCCCGTGCTTTTGTAAATAGTCACACATTTCTTTATTAAACTTTCTTCTCATTTTACTTCACTTCTTTTATTTTGCTTTCAATATTAATTTTTGTTTCTTCAACTCTAATTATTAAATTACAACTTTTAATATATGTATTTGCTAATTGTGATACTGCATTACTTCTTGCAATTTCTTGTTCAACATTTTCTGTTGCATTATCTAATCTATCTAAATTGCTTAATAATTTTTGTTGAATATTTTTAATCTCATTATTCATTATTTCACCTCTTTCTTACAATATGCCATCACATGACCTTTATAATGGTCTGTTCCTTTATACTTTAAATCTGGGAATGAATATATAGGACTATCAAATTCTTTTTCTTCAACTTTTATATCTATAACTTCCATATTCATTAATTCTTTTCTATCATAAGGAAGAAAACTAAATGGTATTGTTTCTTTTTCTAATGGTCTTCCAAATAATAATATATCGTAATCTTTATACTTTTTATATAATTCTTTTACTTTCATATAATCATCTCCTCAATTTGTTAGAAGGACTATTGCTAGTCCTCTAACTCAATTACTATAATGTTAATTCTATGCTGTCAGTTCCTTCTTTTAATTCTTTTTTGCCTTTAGGGCATTCTTCTTCATATAATACTTCATATTCATCATAATGTTTTTCAATGCTATATTTTAAATCATGTTGGTCGTTATAACTAAGCCATACATAACTTCCATCAGCATATGTTCTTTTCATATCTTTTTTTAAATAATTATATTTTGCTTTTTCTATCGCTTGCATTGCTTCTTCATAAGTTTTAAAATTTCTTTTAAAACTACTTGTTGTTAAGAACATTTGTGTACCATCATCAAAATGAACAAACGCATTATAGAATTCTCTTTTTTTCATTTTTCCTATCTCCTTTCTAATTTTCAAAGAACTTTATAAAGGTTATATCTTCCCTTTACATAATATATTCTACCACAAATTATAGTAAATGTCAACAAAAACTTTTTTTGCAAAATAAAAAAGTGATGCAAAAATCACTTAATTTTGGCAGGGAATATAAGAATTGAACTCATACCTTCAGTTTTGGAGACTGACATTCTACCATTAAACTAATTCCCTATTTAAAAGCAAGTTTTATTTCTTGCTTTTTTTAGTTATTTTTTTCTTTGGTTTAGTTTCTGTTACTTCAACTTCACCATATCCAAATGTTCCATTAGTTGTTTCTACAACTTCAACTATTTTAGGCTCTTCTACTTTTTTAATTTCAATAAGTTCTACTGCATTATTTGCTTTTAAGAACTCATATCTTTCAGCAGAACACCACCATTCACTTTTTCCCTTTATTCTATGTACTCCTTCTTGTACATCATCAAAGTTTCTAGTTGCTCTTACAAAATAATTATCCATTTTTCCTTCTCCTTTCAAATATTCATCATGATAATTATACCATATTTCACTTCTTGGACTTGTTTTTATCCAACCTTTTCTTTCTCTTATATAATGTATTATTTTAGCATCATCTCTAAAACCTGTTGTTTCTGTTGAATTATATTTATTGCTTACATATCCTATTCTATCTTTACATACTATATTTATAACATCTTGGTCTGGGAAGGCATAATATTTATGATTTAATAAATTTATCATTTTATCATCTAAATGTTCTTCTCTAATCTTTTTTAAATTCATTAATAGAACACCACTATTGATATATTTATTATCCATTTTTGCTATTCCTAAATGTTTGCTCCATTCTCCAGGTTCTCTTACACCAATTAACACATTATCATTAAATTCTTGATGCCATAAATCTTCTATATTATCAACTACAATAGCATCTGCATCAATATACAATATTTTATCACATTCTAATATTTTTGAAAAATAACATCTTAAATAACTTAATTTTGAATATTGTGTATTATAATTAGGACTATTACTTGTTACATATTCTTTTAACTTATTTACATTAATAAATTTTACTCTTTTATCAGTTATATATGGTATATCATCATCTTCAATAAACATATATACTTTTTTTACATTATTATGTTTAAATAAAGCATATAAATTTATTACTTGATATATATACCAATTTTTTGTGCAACATATTGCTATTTGCATTCTAAACCACTTTCTAAATCTATTTCACCTTTATTAAGTCTCCAATTTAAACTATTTTCTCTTGGATAATTATAATGCTTAACTGTTAATTTTATTTTCTTTATAGTTGGATTCTTTTCTAGCATCTTTTTCCATAAATGGTAGTCTTCTCCAGCAAGTCTAAACTCATCATTTTTAAAATCTTTTATAAATTCTCTACGCATAAATTTAAAACTGCCACACTTATTATGCCCGTTATTTCCGTTTAAATCTACCATACCATAATTGTTTGTTGTATCAAAAAATATAAAGTCTGTGCCATCTAATTTATCTATTGCTTTAATAAAATTATCTGTATAGAAGTAATCATCACTTCCTAATAATACAATATACTCGCCTTTTGCTATATCATATCCTTTATTAATTGTATAAGACACTCCTTTATTTTCTTCATTATATAAAAGCACTAAATTTAACCATTCTGGGTATCTTTCTCTAAACATCATTACATTTAACCATGTATCATCTGTTGAACCATCATCAATAACAATTAATTCTATATCATCTCTTATTGGCACACTTTCTAATGCTTTAATAATTAAACTTTCTTCATTGTAACACGGAACAATTACCGATACTTTAATATTGCTCATATACACCATTCCTTATCTTATTCTTACACACTTCTATTCTATCTTTTATAAAACTTATATATTTTGGATTATCTAATTCATTTAATAAGTCTAACATACCAGCAATATGTCTATATGCACAATTATTCCATTCTATTTTAGCTTGTAAATCATTTCCATATTTTTGTAATTTGCTTGTCGTTACACTTTTTGTATTCATTTTATTCCATGTATGTGTAACTTGCCCTAAATTAGCAAATGTTTTTACTTTATTTATTAATCTATAATGATAATTTCTATCTTCCATTAATGTATTATATTCAAATAACGGAGCAACGCTTACTTTAAAGCATTTACACCATACTGCACACATACAACCTATTGTCATAAATAATTCATCTTTATTTTTATATCTACATTTACCTGCTGGTTCTATTTTATTATTTATGTAATATTGATAATCTAATGTTATTAAATCTTCATCTTCTATAAATTTATTAAGGTTTTCTAACACTTTATCATTTGCTAACCAATCATCTGAATCAATAAACAATAAATATCCATCAGGATTACTTTTTTTTGCTTTTAATATACCTACATTACGAGAACCACCATTATATAGTTTTATTTCATTTTGTATAAGTTTTATTCTCTTATCTTTATATTGTTTAATAACTTCTATTGAATTATCTGTACTCATATCATCTATTATATACATTTCCCAATTTGTATATGTTTGATTTAATACACTTTCAATAGTTTTATCTATCCATTCACCATTATTGTAATTAGGTATTATTATGCTAAATCTATAATCTTTTTTAGGTTCTTTTTTAAATATTTCTTCTAAATTAAACTCATTTAAGTATTTTATCTTTGGCTTATGTTCTTTATAATTACCTATTACCACTTTTTTAAGTGCAGAGACACTTTCTATATTGTTTGTTGTACTAATTAATACATCATAACACTCATTATTATATTTAATTAATTTTTTTGAACAGTTAAATTCTTTTAAGTCTGTTACATAAGTTTCATTATCAATTAATATTGTTAAGTCATAATCTAAAAGTTTTTTAATATGTTCTTTATTACCATTATAGTAATATGCTATTGTCATATTTATCCACCAATTATATTATATCATAAATAAAAAAGAGTGCAATAAATACACTCTTGAATCTAATGGCATATTAATTATAACATATATTAATTAATTTTCCAAGCCATACATTTTCTACTTCTCTATCTTTTATTATTAGCCTGTTCTTGTTGTGTTGCCCATCTACAATTACTTGGCTCATAATTTCCATTTACATCTATTCTATCAATAGTTGTATTAATACTTCCATATTTTTTTAAATGTTCTTCATAGCCACTTTCAATAGTCCAATTATAAAAATTTATAAAATTATCTTTCCATTCATTACACATTATAATTCCTCTGGCACCATAATTTTTATAATCTTTACTATTTACATTATAACATCTCTTTTTAATATCTAACCATTTTTGATAAATTATTGTTCCACATAATCCATGTTTTTTATTCTTGTTTGATAACACTTCTTTATGTAAACAACCGCAACTTTTTGTGTGTCCACTTATTAAATTATGCGTTGAAATAATTGTAGAATTTCCACATTCACATTTACAAATCCATAATTTGTTTCCAAATTTATCTTTTTCTTTTGTTTCTCCAATAACTGTTAATTTATTATACTTTTTGTTTATTAAATCATTTAATTTCATAAATACCTCCCGTAATAAAGTATCAGGGAGTGATTACGGCACTCCCTTTATAATTATATCAAATTTTACATAATTTGCCAACAACATTTTATTATTCTATTAGAACAATCAAATGTATCAACAATTACATTGTCAATAATAGCAGTAATATGTCCATTCATTGTAACAACAAAATGCCCTTTAGGGGCTATCTTTGAAAATTCACCTACTGTCATATTATCATAACAAATTTTTGGATACCTTTTATCTAAATAATCTTCTACAAAATTTGCATTATTTAAAATAGTTCCATATTCTCTAGATAAATTACTTAACTTTTCGTGACATTTTTCCCAACTAATTCCTTCGGCTACACTAATGGCTCTACAAGTACAATCTTCAGTAAATAAACCTTTTGGATTTGCATTATAGAAAAAGTATTTCATATTACATTTGTGCTATTCTTTGGGCTGTTTCTCTAATCATTTGGACTTCTTCTTGAGAACTGGCTTCTTCTTTAAGCATACGAGCAAAATCTTCCATACTTCTTAACATATATTCTAAACTCTTTTTAGTATCTTCATTTGCTCCGTATCTTTCTCTATCTGCTTCATAGCGACCATAATCTTCATACATTCTATCCAAATGACCATATCCACGATATTTGCTATCTACACCTCTACGACCATATCCTTCGTTATATTCACCATATCCACGATTATATTCGCCATAAGAACCATGTCCTGGACTTCTGCCATTGTATCTTCCATAATTATTATATTCGTTATACATTTTTTGCTCTCCTTCCTTTACTATATGATTTATTTTTGCTAATTTATACAAATGGTCTATATTTCCACTTTGTATTCCACCATCTAATATTTTTTGTATAGACTCTTGTGTTTTAGTTTTTAATTCTTCTTCCAAAATTATCACTTCCTTTCTTTTAAAAGTTTTAATATTTCTTGGTTTTGCTCAATTATTTTTTCTAAATATTCTTTATCTTGTCTTTGCAACTCAAACATAATATCACTATTGTTATAATCTTTAAATAATATTTCTAAACTTAACGCTTGTAATATTAAAGATAAATTATCCATTTTATTCATTTTAACTTATTTTTCTAATAATTAAATTTGCATTTTTAATTGTTGGTGCAACTGTTTCATCAGTAGGAGTTACACTACTAACTGCTGGTATTGAACCAATAGTTAAAGTAACATTTTCTCTAGGACATAATCTTATTAATTTTGTAAATGAAACATTTTGGTATTCGTCTACTACTACAACTTCATTTACACTAGCACCAACAACAGGTGTTCCATTTTCTTTCAAACCTATTTCTATTGGTCCAGCAGTTGCTCCTGTAACATTTGCATTAAAAGTTACTTCATATACACTTGGTTGGCAACAATTACCATTTCCTAATATTGTATATTGTGCTGTTCCTTCCGTATGATTTAACCAACCACTGCAAGTTGCACTTCTTGTCCTTAATTCATCATTTGAAAATGTTATATCGCTTGTATTAGTTGCCAATATTAATGGCAATTCTTGTGTACTTTGTATCATTTTTTTCTCCTTTCATAAATAAAAAAGAGTAGGACTTGCCTACTCATAATTAGCAAGTTCTCATATTTGAGTTAGTTGTATTCAACTATATGCTATTAAATAAATTGACTTGTTGTGTTCATTCCACATCCACATCCACCATTACAAGTGAATATAGGGGTGTTTCCATATACTGGTTGAGCAGGGATAGGGCAACTGCGAAGTTCACTAACTAATTGGTTAGCAACTACTGCATTATTTGCTCTAATATCAGCAGTTTGTGCTACTTGACTTGCTTGTAAGTCTTTCATTAATACTTCTCTTT